GACCTAAAAAAGTAAAAGGTAAACGTAAAGATGGTACGAAGTATTTACCACAATGGAAATGGAGAGCAACATTCAGAGATGCGTATTATGTATGTCTATTGATCTGGCCATTTGCTCATGTTAAATTAGATAAAATAAATAAAATTATGGAATACTACGCAGATAAAAAAATAATGAACGGTAATATAATAGACTTAGAGGAGTATAGAAATAGTGTTCGATAAATTTATTTATGAATTTTTAAATTTTGTCTACCATTGGTCAACTAAATTGACTTCATGGTCTTGGACTAAATTGTATGGGGATAGAAAACACGGTTATGGAAACAAAAGAAGACATAAAGATTCGTGAGATTCTTGAGAAAGAAGAACCCTTACAGAAGAAAAAGAAAGTAGATCCACAATTTGGCCTGGGTCAAGTACCTAACTACGGTAAGTCTAGATCCGGTCGAGAGTATGGTGGATTTATAAAAGACTCTGTTCGTAAAAAAATGGAATTTAAACCAACTAACAGAGGACGTAAACTAAATGAGAAAGGACCTTATGACATCTAAAAAGTTTAAATACGATGGTAGATCTAGACCGACTACCGATTTATATAAAAAAAATTTTGAAAGAATTTTTGGTAAAAAAATTGATAAAGAAAAAGAAGAGTTAGAAGGATATTATATTACTGATAAGGGAATAAAAGTGTTGACCAGAAAGAAAGGTCTATGATTAAAAAAAGTAATAAATACATCTATATCCAAGGTAAACAGCTCACGGACCCCGGATCAGGGACCAGGGTTTATGATATAGATAATTATAGACTTCCTAGCGTAACTACGATATTAGGCGCTACCGCAAATAAACAATTTTTAAAAGACTGGATAGCTAAAAAAGGTGAAAAAGAAGCAGAACGAATCAAGAATCATTCTAGTAACAGGGGTACCTGTATGCACAAATTCCTCGAGCATTATGTACAGGGAACTGGTTGCGTTGATCTTACAAGCATCGGACAAGAGGCGCGTCCCATGGCCGACAAAATTATTGAGATTGGTCTTGCGCCAGTGGAAGAGTATTATGGCTCTGAAGTTATGCTACACTACCCGGGTTTATACGCGGGCTCTACAGATTTGGTTTGCCTTCATAATGGCAAAGAAACTATTGTTGACTTCAAACAAGCTAATCGTCCGAAAAAAGAAGAATGGATCGAAGACTATTACTTACAGATTGCCATGTACGCAATGGCCCACGACTACGTCTACGGAAGTAAAATCGAGCAAGGAGTTATCATGGTCTGCACGCCTGACCTATATTATCAAGAATTCAAAACAGAAGGCGCAAGCCTTAGAGCCTGGAAGCACAAGGCATTAAAACGAATCGATATGTATAATGAACTTATACACGATGAAAAAGAAAGAACCAAACCAATGAAAGCGGAGGACTTTACAAAATGAATGATAATTTATTTAGAACAATTCTAAAGAGATACGAGGCTGAAATTGAAGATGCCAATTATAAAATACAATGTATTTGTGATCATAATATGGTGATTCCAGAACACGTTGACATTACGGGCGAAGTTGACAAACAACTAGAACGTATAGCAGGAGCTGAAGATAAATTGTCCGCAATGAGGAAATATTATGGCGGAAAAAAGGCAGATAAGCAGGTATTATAGCCATTGTATATGTATGGTAAAAAAAATAAAATAAAAAATAAAAAGTACTCTAGAAATAATGTCATTCTGTCACTTTGGTCTAAAAGTGTTGGTATATATGACTTTAGGGTAGACAAAATGTTGTTAAAAAAAGTGTCACCTGACAGATTATTTTGTCACTTAGTGCAATATTTCAGTTTGCCTATGCGCGCGCGATACAAATTTCTGGAAAAACTGATTTTTTTTAGATACATATACAGATATGAAATCCAAGAAAAAATCTAGAAGAATTAATAGCTACACTAAACCAAAGACTATTAAACAGGATGTGCCATTTCCGTTTAAACGTGTGCGTATCGATTGGATTGATATTATCACTGAGGGCGGTTGGGGTTCTGAGACTGAGTTTAAGAATATGAAACTAGCTACACCTGTAAGCGAAGGTTGGTTGTTTAGTAAAGATGATGAGACTGTAAGAATCTTTGCTGGTTATGACGTAGAAGCTGATGGTTCTATTCACTTTTCGGAGAGGTCGGTTTTTCCAACTTCTTGTGTGAAGAAGATAACTCGGATTCATTAATATCTTGTGACTCACCCTCAACAGTTTTCATCTGCAACAGAGCGCTGTAATCTTCTAATATTTTTGCTCGTTTCATTTTTAATTCTTCCTCTGACATTTCTTCTAGTTTACCTGTTTTTATTATTTTTCTGTCTATATACAATCCACCGGCTTTACCACGATTTGTTTCAGCGTTTACAGCAGCGGAAAAAGAATTTTTTTTCAAAGCTAACTCTTTGATTCTAGCTAGCTCTGCTACGTGTCCTTCGTAGTTTACTCCAAACTTTAAATTTCTTTCTTGTTTTAATTGATCTACATAACTGACTACTAACGGTGACTGTCTAGGGTTGGTTAGCTCTGCTCCTTCTTGTCTACATCTTTTCTTACTGTAGCCCGCTAGTTCTGCAGCTTCGGCTTTATTAACTGGTCCTTCAGGACCACCGAATACCAAATACTCGGCAAATCTTTTTTGCATTTCTGTTAATCTTTTAGGAACTCCCATGTTGACTTTTTAAGGTAACTATCCTATAAAGTCAATACCATGAAAGACAAGCGAACATACACATACAAGAAAGAACACGGAGAAGATATGACCCATGAAAACGAATCTAGTTTAGATGTTACGGCTCTTACAGATCAATACAGAGCTGATCTAAAAAAATATCAAGACAGAGAATCTGAGTATATTAAAACAAACAATCAGTTGGAAAGTACAAAACAAATTGTAGTTAATATGTCCACTACGATAAGAGAATTAAAAACTCAAAATGATAACTTTCAAGCAGAAATAGCTAGACTTAGAGAAGAGATTCAACTATTAGAGATGCAGATAAAAAAATGAGAGTCCAAGACTTACAACAGTTTTTATCTAAATTCACAGAAGGCAACAAAGATGGTAGCCGACAAGGTAATGCATTATCAAATGCTGTTATCTATGTAGAAATAAACGGTTACGCACACAAGATAGTTAGAATGGAAGTACAAGAACACGCAACACCTATAATAGGACACAAAGGGCATAGTGCTCATCGTTTAGTACTCAAAACAGACAGAACTAATCGGATATCTTTGCCTCCAAAACTGCAAATTTAAGTGCAGTGATTACCTTGAAAAACATATGGGCCCAGAGGCAAAATTTTACCAAAAAATTAAAAGAAATTTTAAGTCACTTTCGCTTATTCGAATTGAAAACAGTAGCTTACTTGGGACTCCTGATCTATTGGTCTGTAATACTTCTGGGCACTTTTGTACTTTAGAATTAAAGGTTACTAAAGGTAACAAAATCCGATTCAGCCCTCATCAAATTGCCTTCCATAAACGCCATCCTAAGAACACATTTATCATGGTAAAGGCCCTTGGTCCTTTACCCCCTAAAACTTCTCCAATATCCATGTACCGTGGTTCAAGGATCAGGGAGCTTGCTGCTTGTGGCTTAAAGCTTGACGCTTGTTACTCTGGGCTTGATGCTTGTCGCTTGGCGCTTGAGGCTTCCTGAACCTGAACTGGTTCTGGTTTGCTTGAGGCTTGCTGCTTGGCGCTTGATGCCTCTTGCTTGAGGCCGGTCCCAGGCGCACGCTCTTTGGATTCCGTCGAATCCTGTTCGCTAATGGCCTGGTCCCTATTACGCGATCTATATAGCTTGCGTAAATTCTTATAATATTGTGGGTGTCTAAACATTTTAATGTTTACCGTATTTAATAGTTTTTACTTCAGGATCCCAACATTGTCTACAATCTTTACATTCGTTGTTTTGACTTGCAGCTGGGCAGGTTGCGCCAGCGTCAACGACCTCGGAGCTGTTGGGCCACGATTCAGGCGCCCGCTGGTTCACCATGGGCGCGCTAAAACGTATGACTAAATTGTTGGGCTTCGCTGTCAGGTGGTCCTTGATCCATGCCTCACGAGTTGGTAACCAGTGACGCTTAGATGGTGACAGCCTACAGACTTCATAAATTTTATTTAAATGATCCAGATCCTGGACGTCTCCGCTGTCATGCCATCGGAACACATCCGGCTTTTTACTGTTGATCAGGTGTGCCATTGCTGTGACCCATTGCGGTGACTTGATTGCCGCCAGTCTTCTGTACTGTGCATCCTGAACAACTTTAAACACGTAGCAGCCCTTCAATGCATAACAGTCATAACATACTGAGCCCGGCACAGCCTGAAGCTTACCGCCAGTCTTGCATTCTTTGGCAGGTAAACCTATACTCCAGCCAGGCATCTTTGAAGGCTTAGACAGCGAGCCGCCTATAATTTTTAAAGCTTCTTTTGTTTGCATAAATCTTTCTCCTTTAGTTTATAGGATACAATAACATTATAATTTTTTCTTGTCAAGCTTGCGGCTTGACGCTTGCAGCTTGCAGCTTCTTTTTTATATCCGTTGGCCACGAGCCAACGCCAGTGGTGCAGCAGCACCGCTGGCGTTTCTAACTTTCTACTCACCAGCTACCGCCTTGTTTAGGGCGTCTAAATATTCCGTTTCAGTCATCATTAAATTATTTAAACAAAAATGATGTCTATCAGCCTGGGTTTCCATTATTGGAGCTTTTAAATATTCAACAGCTTTGTCTAAAAGTTCTTGTCTTCTAGATCCTCCTGGTTGCCATTCTGGCTTAATAGTTTTTTTCTTTGCCTCTTCTGTGCTTATTGTTTTTTTAGTCATATGTATTTCTCCTTTATAATTCCATCCTACTATATCCCACAGCCGTTGTCAAGCGCTTGAAGCTTGTGGCTTGTGGCTTGTAACTTGTAGCTTGACCAGTGAGGTTGAAGCCCGACAGTAATTGTTTACCGGTGCACCAGGGCTTAGCCTCTATCGAGGGCTCACTGATCCCAGGTCCATTGATGGTGTACACGTCTGGACGCTTTGGTTGAAGCGTACAATGGACCAGGGATCAGTACAGATCGACACAGTATAGCTTTTATGCTGGCCAGTGTTCAATCTGTACTAATCCCAGGTCCTATCTATGTCGCGCGTACCACCTAAGGCAATGAATAGGACCAGGGATCAGTACAGGTTGCATAGCTTTAATTCTAAGTTCAACCTGTAGTTGTCCCACTGGTTGGCAAATTTATCGACCGGAAACCAGAAACGAGGTCTTACAATTACCAGAGGTGGTTTAACTTAACTTGATAAATAGTAAATCAAATATAATGCTTGACTATCCTATTGTCAAGTGTTAAAAAACATTTATGCAAAAAATAAATAACCAAGAGAAAGGAAACATGACTAAAGAAAAAAGACTAACACTTAACTCTGAAAAGAGAAAAGTGATTGCTGATCAATTTCAATCTTTTTACGAAGATAAAGTAAAAGATAAATTGGTACAGGCAAAAGAACAATATGATCTTATGCGTGAAAAAGCAAAAGAGCAAATTGAAAAAGTTGTAAGGTTTCATCAACCACAGGAAGATGTAGATACAATTAGAAAAATGATTGCTAAGTATGGCAATAGTGGTGGAGATTTATACCATGATAATTGTTTCTTCGTTCAAATGCCAATTAAAAAAGTTGATGATCAGGGTAGAGAGTATGACGCAAATGATGAAGTCCATATTAGATTTGATATGGGTAGAAAGTTTGCAAGAGCATACTATCGTGATGAATTAAAAGCAAAAGGTCTTAACCCAGATTTTAATTTATCTATTGATAATGACTACTCAAAAAGAAATCCAAAGTATTACAATGATGAAAGTGCGTGTAATAAATTTTTGGGTTTTAGCAATTCATCTAACGAAGATAAATCTATCACTAAACCTGTAGCCAAATGGGAAAAAGATTTTCAGTTATGGGTAATTGGAACATCTTATTGTCATTCAAGACAATTCAAAGTTGATGAAAACACTTTAAACTTTTTTAAGATGTATCGTGCTAGTGCCGACAATGTAATTAAAGAACATGAAAGCATGTATTCTTATGTTGAAAAGAAAATGAAAACTTTAAGATTAGGTTTAAAGTCTTACAGATTTTATGATCAGGCAAAAGCACTTGCTGATAAAGTTGGAGTTGTTTTAAATGAAACAATGATGAACGAAAGTTCTAGTTTAGCTTTATCAATTTATAGTCCAGAAAACTTGGCTAGTCTTTTAGAAGATAAAGAGGTTATGACTAGAGAACAAAAAATTGCATTTGCAAGAAAACAAATGCAACAATCTGTAAATTAACATTTGACAATTATGGGATTATCCTGTAGGATAGTCCCATAACTTATACAGGAGAAATAAATGACTAAAACATTTTACATAACTTATTGGGCTTCTAAACATAAGAAGCACATAACAAGACAAGGCAAACATGACGAAAAAAGTAGATATGGTACAACTAAAAAAGGTGTGCCTTATTATGTTTATTATGACCTAGATAGTCATGGTTATAGAACGGCAACTACAAGTTGGAAAGTGAGGCACTAATGGAGTGGTTTTTATTATTAACAATATTTAGTTTAATCGCGTTAAGAATATGGAGGGATATGTAATGGGAGATTTAATAGGAAGATTACTAATGGTATTAACAGGCTTTGTATTAGCAATGTTAGGAGTAATTGTTTTTATACATGGCGAACATTTTGAGGTAGGGGTATTAATTTTCTTTGCCGGCATTGTTTCAGTTTTTGGGGGGCTACCACATTATGAGTAATTATCATTGGTGCCATGGTCCTGAGTGTCACGTTAGACATACACAGGACAGAATAAGAGGTGTCAAAGGTTCAAAGGTTTTAAGGACCAGAAAGATTGCCGAAACTAAATGGAACTCAAGAAATTGTTGGTCACACTTTTGTAGTCAGGGTTGTTGGAATGATTTTATGTATGCACATTGGCAAGAGTTCATTGCATTACACCCAAGGACCGAGTGCCTTGAAACACCTGTAGATGTACAAGTAGAAACTAGACAGGATTGGACAGGCAATGACTATAAAACAAAAGTAATAAAAGAGATTGACAACAACACCAATCCATGAGATTATAGGACATGACAAAAACAAACATAGAAAGAACAGAAGAAAGAAAGAACAGATTCAATGGCGAGTCTGTTCTGTTAACTAAAGAAGAAGCAAGAAGACATGATTGTATCTTCTTAGCAGAAGTAATGGCAACACTAGATGACAAGACCAAGGGTCATGGAATGTCTAAGCATTGGGATATAATGCGAGAGCATTTAGACTGGTTTATGAAAAACAATGCCAAAGCCTACATGGTGTTACTAGACTAACTCTCTTTGTGTAGGCGCTAACGCGCCTACACACATACACAAATTATATACCCATAGAGGTACCACACCCAATCCCAATTAACTTTGCAACTATATAAGCGATACACCCTTTTTTAAAAAGGGGTCCCACTACTTCAGGTTGTATTGCTTGATTTAGACAGTTAATGGTGTTAAAAAACTTATTCACTGGTAAAAAGGTGCAAAAAATTTTATAAAAAATTTTTATGAATTTAGATGATATAGATATAAGTAAACTACCTGCCGAAGTTAGAAAAGAGTTATTGCAAATAGATGTTACTCTTGCAGAAAAAGAAATTAAAAATAAAGCTAAAGATGATTTTATGGCTTTTACAAAAGCTGTTTGGCCAGAGTTTATAGAAGGTGCACACCACCGAGTTATTGCACAAAAATTTAATGACCTTGCAGAAGGTAAAATTACTAGACTGATTGTTAATATGCCTCCACGTCATACAAAATCAGAGTTTGCATCGTTCTTATTACCAGCGTGGATGGTGGGCCGTAACCCAAAACTCAAGATCATTCAAGCAACTCACACTGGTGAACTTGCTGTAAGGTTTGGTCGTAAGGCTAAAACCTTAATTGATAGTGAAGAATACAAAAAAATTTTTGATACAACACTAAGAGAAGACTCTCAAGCTGCAGGACGTTGGGAAACTGCTCAAGGTGGGGAGTATTTTGCAGCTGGTGTTGGCGGAGCAATCACGGGCCGTGGTGCAGACCTCTTGATTATTGATGATCCACACTCGGAACAAGACGCAATGTCAGCCAGCGCCTTTGATAACGCGTATGAATGGTACACATCAGGTCCACGTCAACGTTTACAACCAGGAGCCAAGATCGTTTTAGTCATGACACGTTGGTCAAAAAAAGATTTAACAGGAATTTTACTCGATAATCAAAAAGATGTTAAAGGAGATCAGTGGGAAGTGGTCGAATTTCCGGCAATCATGGACCACGGAACTAAAAAAGAACCGGTTTGGCCACAATATTGGAAATTAGATGAGTTAGAAAAAGTAAAAGCAACACTTCCCGTTGGAAAATGGAACGCACAATGGATGCAAAAGCCAACTTCTGAAGAAGGAGCGCTAATAAAACGAGAATGGTGGCAAAAATGGGACAAAGAATTTTTACCAGACGTTACTTACGTCATTCAAAGCTACGATACAGCATTTTTAAAAAAGGAGACAGCCGATTACAGTGCAATTACTACTTGGGGAATTTTTTATCCTGAAGAAGGTGGCAAAGCTAACATAATTTTACTCGATTCTGTAAAAGATCGTTTTGAATTTCCAGAATTACGTCGTGTTGCACTTGAGCAGTACAAATATTGGAATCCTGACATGGTTATAGTTGAACAAAAAGCATCTGGAACTCCATTAACGCACGAACTAAGACAAATGGACATTCCAGTGATGACATTTACCCCAAGTCGTGGTAATGATAAGCACGTACGTGTAAATTCTTGTGCACCGCTGTTTGAAGCCGGTTTAATTTGGGCTCCTGATGAGCATTTTGCGGAAGAAGTTATTGAGGAATGTGCATCATTTCCATACGGCGATCATGACGATTTAGTCGATTCTATGACTATGGCTGTCATGCGATTCAGGCAGGGAGGCTTCCTACCCCATCCAGAAGATTATGAAGATGAAAAAAAAGAACCTAGGAAGTTGGAGTATTATTAATGGCAGGAAAAATAGTTACAGATTTTATAAAAATGCAACTCTTCAAAAAGGGTGGTGCAATCGCTAATGATAAAGCTGTTAAGTTTTCTGCTGATGCATTAGAGAAAAGAATAAAAAATTTAGGTGTTGATCCTAATACTATAAATAATCAAACAGAATTAAAACAACTACTTGCTTATCTTAAACAAATGGAAGACCAGCAATTTAATCAAGCTTTTAGTGGTATCATGAATAAAAATATTTTTAAAAAACAAGGTGAGGTTATAGAGTTCCCACAAAAAAGAAGTTTTGCAGATGAAATAGCAGCCATGAAAAAAAGTGGCGATATTATAGATGAAAAAGATATTAAAGTTAGTGACAAAATTCAAGAAAGAGAAATGTTTAAAAACTCTTTCTTAAATAAACCTAACAAAACAGATGCAGAATATAAAAAAATGTTTGAAGACCAAAACAAACAATCTATTAAAAATCTTAAAGACAAAATGAAAAAAGAAGATGATCCTGAATTTTATACAGGTGGTCTAGTTGACGTTGAGCCAAGTCTATCTGACATTGGTCATGGATCTGATGCATTGATGGCAAGAACAAGATTAATGTCACCAGGTAGTCAAGCAACAACATCTACGGGATTAAATTATTTACTTGCAGAAGATAATGACAACATAAGAGTTCCGTTTTCAACTGGTGGTGGCGGCAGACGTGCGTTCTTAAAATTACTTGCAACACTAGGTGGTGGTGCAGCTGCATTTAAAACAGGTATATTAGGACTTGGTGAAGGTGCTGGTAAAAAAGCTGTAAGTGAGACTGTAAAAAAAGCTGCAGGGTCAAGTGAAGTGCCACCGTACTTTTTTAAATTAGTAGATAAAATTAAAACAATGGGTGATGAAACTCTTGCTTCACAAGATAAAGCCATAGCTAAAAAATATAAAGACTATGTTATGGAAGAAGATTTTTCTGGTAACATAACAATTATAAAAAAGAATATGGATGACCCATATCCAGAAGAAGTTATCATGAGCTACAAAGTAGATGATGTATCATTACCAAATAAAAAAGGAATCACTAAAGTAGATGAGTATGAAGAGTTTACTGTAAGACCAGACATGGATGGTAAAATGAAAGACATTGAACCAGGTGTGCCAGATGAAGTTGTTAATGAAGGATCTAATCTTGAGTTTACAAGATTTAACCAAAAAGCAGACGGCGGTCGTATTGGTTTTAGATTTGGTGGTGGTTCAACTAAAAAATTTTTAGAAAAAGTATTTGGTAAACAAGGTTTCAAAGAAATAGTAGAAAATGACCCTGACATGCACAAAGGGTTGTTGGAGGTTGCAGACATGTTTAGATTAAAAGACAAAGAAGGTTTAAAAAAATACATGCAAAAATTCTTGCCTCACATGGATGATGAAATGGTGGAAGATTTTATAATAGGTGGCACGGAAGCTACCGAAGGTCTTGCGGGACAACTAACTAGACTTGGTAGTGGTAGAGATTACGCAGGTAAAATAGAAATAATGAAAAAATTAGACGATATTGAAAATTTAAAAAATTTAAATGTTAAAGATCGTAAGCCTAATGCATCTGGTGGTCTACAAACTATGTTAGGTGAATAATGAAATACGACATAGAAAAAATTTTAACAATGTACGAGGATGACTACAATCCAAGCTCCACGGTCCTTGGACCACAGAACATGAGACTAGTAGAAATTCTAAGATCCGAGATGGATAATTTCAATACCCCGGACCTCGAACAAGCACCTGACTCTTATCTTAAACCTGGAGAAACACTAGAAGACTTTGATGTAGAATTTAGAAGACCTAATGCAGATGGTGGTCGTCTTGGTTTTGATGATGGTAGACTAGTTAAAAACAAAAAGAGATTAAAACAATTAAATAAAGAAACTGCACTATACACTGATGGTAGATACAAGACATTCGAGTCTGTACCTGATTATAAACTAAGACAAACGATTGGTCAAAGAGCTACTTTAAGAGCACAAGGAAAAAATGTAGGTGGAGGATCAGGAAGCCCTGGAGTACCAAGACCTGTAGGAGAAGATTTCGTTTCTCCTATGAAAGACGCTAGAATAGCAGCTAAAAAAAAAGAAACTACAAAATTAAACTTTCAAGAAAAACCTGTTGGTAAAAGATTACAATGGATAGCTAACAATGGTAAAAATTATAATAATACTAAAGATTTTATTAAAGCTTACGAAAAACATTTTAACCATAAGATAGGATCTAAAAAAGATGTTCTTTTTAACACTGCTGGTAAAAAACCTCTTACACAAATTGATAATTTAATAAATACAGGAAGACCTCAACAAGATTTATTTACACTCACATTTAAAGATGGAAAAGCTTTTAATCAAGAAGAATTATTTAAAGCATCTATAATTCAAAATAATCCTGATATACAAAAAGAATTTAAAACATTGTTTAACGACGTACATAAAAATGTAAGTGTTTATTCTGAATTAGGACCAGAAGGTCTTGTTGAAAATTTAAACAAAGGTAAACTTTTTAAAGAATTTGATTTTGTTAAGTTTGGAGTAGGATCTGGAATTACAAGAAACAGTTTGTTAAAAGCTGCTAACATAAATCCAGATCATTTAACTTCTTATCAAAATGTAAGAAGACCTTTATTATCTATATCACAAATTATAGAATCTTTAAAAAATCCATCTTTTGCAAAAGGTTACGGAATTAGTCCAACAACAGCTAAAAAAATAAGAGGACAATTAAATAATTTTTTTGAAGGTGAAAAAGGACTTCAAGCAGATATAAGAAAAATAAACAATCAATTAGGTGATGTAAAATTTAATAATATATTTGGTGGAGTAAACTTTGAACATACATTAGCAAAAGCATTTGGAAAAGATTACAAATATTTACCTAGAAATTATTTGTTAAAAGGTCAGTTTACATCAAAAGCTTTTAACATGATGAAAAGAGATGTGTTTGATTTACCATTAATTGATTTAATGAAAAAATATGAAAAAGGTGAAGTTTCTGGTGCAAAGGTGCAAAAATTTATTAATGACTTTAATGCTAAAACAAATAACTACGCTGATTTTAGTTTTGATTTAGACAAAGGAAAACTTGGTTACACCGATACACAAGTGTCTTACGATTTAAGTAGATATAATGATCCAGACGTTGCACGAAAAGAATTAATGGACAATATTAAATTAACACAATCTGACACTTTTCAACAAGGAATGAAAGGCACAATAGCATCTGGTGATCAATTAAAATTATTTAAATCAAAAGAAGCTAAAGAGATACTATCTAAATTAGAAAAACTAGGTTGTGGTAGATCTGCTGGTGGTAGAATTTTAATGAGCAATGGTGGTCCAACTAAATGTGCTCTTAAAGGTAGAAAAGTTTTAGAAGAAGGATTAAAAAATGGTTTTAAAAAAGGAAACCAACAAGTATTAGCAGAAGGTATTTTAAAATCAGGTAGATTTTTAAAAGACGCTGTATCACTTAGAGGTTTGTTTGGTCCAGCAGCTTTGGCATTTACTGTAGCAGCAGAAGCAGGAATCGTGGGCTATGATATGTTATCAACTGGTAAATCGTTTAGAGAAGCAATAGGTGATAGTATATTTAATTATGCATTAGGTGATAAAACTAAAATAGATTCTGACGAAGAGTTTATGAAAAGATTAAAAAATATAACAGTTGGACCACAAGGTTATCAACGTATGAGTGATGAACAGATTGGAAAGATGTTAAACTTTAAAGCTAACCTAGATGATATGTACAAAGGTTTTGATTTGTATAATCAGTTAAAAGATTTAGAAGGTTTGCAAGAGATAAGAGATGAAAAAGGAAATATAATAGTAAAAGGAAAAGCAGGAAAAATATTAGACAACCAAACAAACCAAGCTATTGATTCTGAGTTTTTTTCCGACAACGCTTTTAATTTAGATGCTGAAAAAGATGCACTACAAGCTGACATACGAGACTACAATAAAACAGGTACTCCTCAAAGAGTTACTAATTTTATGTTGTCTCCCAAAGCTGAAGAAGGAGCTAAAGCAGCAGAATATGCAAATCTTTTAGTTAAACAAGATCAATTAAAAGATGCTGGAACAGCAGGTGTTTTACCTAAAATAGATCAAGGTATTGCAAGTAATTTAAAAGAAACAAAGTATGATATAGAAAATATATTTAAAAAACCTGACCCATTTAGAGAAAAATTTATGAGTTTGCCTAAAGGTGAACAAAGCACTATAATGAGTTACGGTTATCCAAGATATATGGAAGGAGGCATAGCTAGTTTAAATGTCAATAAAAAATAAACCAAAAAATAAAAAACCAAATTTAGCACAACAGATGAGAGCTAATCCTGCATTTAAATGGTGGGCAGTACCACCTAAAAAAGGACCGCTATCACAAGGGTTGAAATTACCACAAAAACAAGTTAAGAAAGTGTAGGAGAAAATATATGGCAGATATAGACAAAGCTCTCCCTAATGATAAACGACCTGAAGAAGTTGCAGAAGAGGTTGACGTTCAAGAGGAGATTTTAGAGACAGGAAAAGGACCAGTAGAAGTCACAGAGGATGAAGAAGGGGCTACAATTGATTTTGACCCTAGCGCAATGCCTGCACCTGAAGAGGGTGATTTTTTTGCAAACCTAAACGAATTACTTCCAGAAGAAGATACTGATGCTATGGGTAGTCAGTTACAACAAGATTACATGGAATATAAAATGTCTCGTAAAGAATGGGAACGAGCATATATTACTGGTCTTGATTTATTAGGATTTAAATACACGAACAGAACAGAACCTTTCCAAGGAGCATCAGGTGCAACTCACCCTGTGCTAGCTGAAGCTGTTACACAATTTCAAGCTTTAGCTTATAAAGAATTATTGCCTGCAGATGGACCCGTTAGAACAATGGTAATGGGTAAATCAGATCCACAAAAAGAAATGCAAGCACAAAGAGTTAAAAATTTTATGAATTATCAGATCATGGATCAGATGAAAGAATATGAATCTGACTTTGATCAAATGTTATTCTACTTACCTCTCGCAGGTTCTACTTTTAAAAAAGTTTACTACGATGATTTATTGGGACGAGCTGTTTCTAAGTTTGTTCCAGCAGATGACCTTGTTGTTCCGTATACGGCTACCTCATTAGACGATGCAGAAACAGTCATCCACGTTGTCAAGATGTCAGAAAATGAATTAAGAAAACAGATGGTATCTGGATTCTATTCTGACATCGAGTTGACAAAACCAACAGATACAAACACAAATGAATTAAAAGAAAAAGAAAGAGAAGTAGAAGGAGTTACAAAATCCCAAAGAACAGAACCTTTGTATACAATTCTAGAATGCCACGTTAATCTAGACTTGGAAGGTTTTGAAGACCTTGGCCCCGACGGAGAGCCAACGGGAATAAAATTGCCTTACGTCGTAACAATCGAAGAAGGTAGTAGGAAAGTTTTGTCTATTAGACGAAACTTTGCGCCCAATGATCCAAAGAAAAG